AGGGACTAAGCCGTAGTAAGTCAAAAGTTTAACTTTATCGTCTTGGAACTGGCTAACCTCTTGGGTAGGCTCTAAGTCTGTGTCGTCTGAGTCAGTACCGATAGCTACCTTACGATAGATACCCTCTTCTTGACCTTTAACGATCTTGTGGATAGAGACATACTTCTCAACCGCCACACCCATACAGTCATCAATAGAAGTCCCATTAGGGTCGAACAAGAAGTTCTTAGGGTTAACAGGAACAATCTTGACTGCAATCCTGTCCTTTTCCATCACACCAATAGCGGCTTGACCAACTTGACCAGGTATCGGTTGGGTAGAAGGAACGTAAATTTTCTCTGTTTTGACAACAATCTCACCAATGCCAGTACCATAGATTTCTGCCATCAGCTCAATCTGGTCAATGGATTTGCGAATCTTGTCTACTTTGAAGTCTTCCATCAGTTGAGCCTTGATAGCGGCTACATCTAAAGGATTGTTGTTTACATCACGAATATCATCTTCAATGTCAAAGAACTCACCCTGACCAAAGATAGCCTCGATGATCTCAGCGTGACGGGTTTCTACGGCTTGTTGGGTAGCGGGGGTGACGATTCGGCTTCTCTCGGAGTCACGGGTCTTGTCTTGGATGTCCCACTCACCCGTAAAGATGCGCTCGTACTCCAGCCAATCAGATAAGTAATTAGTGTTTCGCCAGTCTCTCCATCTATCACAATGGTTGACAACGAATTGAACTATCTCTTTGTCTGAATCTGTTGGCTCTTGAAATTCCATGATATTACCTTGTAGTGTCGGCAAATGGGTCTTGATATTTAATATTTGCAGACCCTGTTACTTGCTGTTCTTTTGGCGCAAGCGGAGGCTTAAAAATCTCGTTAGGCAACGCAAAAGGTGATATTCCTGCCTTGATACGCTGTTCTGCGTGATTATAGGCTTTGTCCATTATAGAAGGAGGTAAGTTTTTAAGGAAGTCTTTTGAGTCAGTATTGCTCTGAAGTAGATAGTTTAGTTCTTCAAAAGTGAGGGAAGGAACAAGCAATGGAACATTTATTTGTTTACCATCAACATCTAACCCAATGGATATTTCTGTAGATACTTTTCCATCTGGTCTTTTCAATGCGCCAAAAAACCCCAATCCTTTTTCTGAGCCATCAGGTCTAGCATTGCTTATTAAGTTATCCATTCCTAGACCCCACTAATAATATCTACGGGTTGCCATTCATCTTCTTCATCTTCTTGAAAGTATGAAGTTACAGCCAACTGATCTATATAACTAAGCGCATCAGGAAGGTCATCGTGAACTCCCTGTGCGGGAAACATTAGAAGTTGGTCAACAAAATCATCCCAATTCTCTTCCGAATTAAGCGTGATTCTGCCATGTTCAAACCTTCCTTGCAATGCCCAGATTATTCTATCTGCTTTTTTCCTATTCCCATGCGTTAAATCAATAATATGGGCATAGATGTTACTTTTTCTCATTAAGTCGCTCAAATAGGGCAAAACAGCGTTCTTCAGTGCCCCCCTCTCAATCCCGATACTCAAAGGCTTGTAGTCCCGAATAGCCATCAAGATGTTCACAGCAGTCGTTCTAATATCCCATCTCCCGTGGATAATCTTCTCAACAAACCACTTCCCATCCTCTGTTACATACACTACGCAGATAGCGGACTCATCCAATCTCTTCTTAGCGTTACCCGCCTGTTTAGCAACTTCCTCAAAACCAGCTAGGTCAACAGAGATATAGAACGACCCCTTATTAGGTCTTTCACCAAACTTAATCCATTCCTCTTTAAAAACATCCGATCCCGCATTGGAGAATGAGGCCATGAACTCTTGCTTAAAAGCAAAGGTACTCAGGGTCTTTTTAGCACTTTCTATCTCAGATGGGTCGATCAAAGGGTTGTCAGCAGTGGTAAAGTGCCAACTCTTCCAATCAGGGTCATCTCCACTCTCACCTAGCTTAAAGGTATCGTGAAACCAGTTCCTACCCTTTGGAGTTCCGATGAATAAGGCTCTACCCTTCTTGTCTGACAGAGAAGCCCGTATAACCTGTTCCCAAGCCTCTGGCTTAATGTCTGCTACCTCGTCTAGTACAGCGTAAGTTAAAGAGACTCCACGAAGCGTATCAGGTCTATCCGCACCCCTAACGTATATCCTAGCCCCGTTTATCAGGGTAATGTCTAGGTTGTTTACGTGGGAGTTCGTAATGATGTCTCTACCAAGGTCTAGCAATAAGTCCCAGACAATTTGCCTAGACTGTCCCATCGTAGGGGATACATAAAGCACTGCCGAGCCAGGAGGACACTTCAAACCCTCGATTAGAAGCGTTACAGCAGCCATCCTAGACTTACCACAACGCCTACCAGCAGCCACAACCTTGAACCTCGTTTTGTCGGCAAAAACTTCTTGTTGCCACGGCAGTAAGGAGAAATTAAGATCAGCCATATTTAGCCTCTACATCTTCAGGTTGTTCAATAGGCTCAACAGTAATAGGCTCAGCACCAATCCCTGTTATGTTAATCGTGACTGCCGACCTCTGACTCTTATCTTTTTCAAACAAAGAAACAGGAAGAGTCCTATCTAAACACATCTTTAAAGCTACTAATTGGTGAGGATGCTCATCATTAAGGGCTATCTCTATTACCTTTTGAGCAACATCCTTACCACCAGACCTGATCATCAGCTCTTTAAGCTCTTTAAGACGTTGATGGTCTGTCTTAGGTAGTACAAGGGGCGGATTGTCAGCAAACCTCTGTATGGTCATCTTGACGCTTCCCTTGGGTCTTCCTCTTCCTCTTTTGAGACTTGTTTCCATATTACCTTTCATTTAGCTTTTTTTGAGGATGGGGTGCACCACAAATATCTACCAACCCCACCTACCCCCTCCCCCCCATCATCTCACCACCTATGGTTTACCCTCATGGTTATCCTCACAGTACTGGTCATCCATACAGGTTAGGGTTTACCCTTAGCTAAAGGTTATGCGTTTTTTGCATAAAGTTGTGGGGGTCTTTGATGCACCTTTTTCGATGTACTTGTCTTTTTGTTTATCAGTGTTCTATCTTATTCATTCCCTATTGATTCCCTTACCTTATCCCTTATTGGTTCACTTGATACGGGCTATCTGTTTTACTTTGATCTAGGTTAGTTACTAACCCTATGCTTTCCAGTGGGCTATCTGTTCTGTATCCGATACCATGCAAGTGTTGATATAGGCTCAATAGGTTTTCGAAACCTTGTGAAATGTTCCCTTGTCCAGCACTCAATAGAATTTGCAGCTTAGGGTTATCCAGCTTGCGTCTAAATTGAACTGTATCTACCTTAGGTGGCCTTGCCATTGTCTAAACCCTGAAAACAATTAAATTAAAATAATTGTACTTTATTAGGGTTTGTCCTAATAGTTTTTTCTTTTTTTGTCGTTACTCTACTGATACCGAACTAGCGGATCTAGTGTCAACTGATAGGCGTGAACGATGAAAAATACCCTCTTAGATATCTTTGCAGCTGTGCTCATTGGCCTAATGCTTTGCATAGGTTTACTGGCTTATTTTGATGTTTTGGTCAAATAATTTTCTTTTTTAATAGGTGTCAACAATGAAAAATCCATACAAAACAATTCTGGCTGCTCGTGGCTTACCCTACAAAACAATTTTGGGTGAATCGTCAGCAAAAACAATTAAGGGTGAAAAGATCGGCTATTTAACGGGTATCGTTTATCTTGTACCCGATGAAATACTTTGCCCTTTGGCTAAACTGGCTGGCTGCTTCGAGGGTTGCCTAAAAAGTGCAGGGCGTGGCGCATTTAACAGCGTACAAAAAGCCAGGGAATCAAAAACACAGTTTTTTTACAATAATGAAGCAGCTTTCATGCTCTCTTTGTGCGCTGACGTATGGTCTTTGGCTAATAAAGCAAAGCGCATCGGTTTAAACCCTTTGGTGCGCCCTAATGGGACAAGTGATATCGCTTTTGAAAATATTATTGTGCATGATGGAAAGACAATTTTTCAATTATTCCCTGACGTACAGTTTTACGACTATACAAAACACCCTTCACGCAAATTAGACGGGAAAACAGCGGGTAATTATGATCTTACATACAGTTTTTCGGCTATTACCCCAAAACCGATATCAATTAAGGGCTTAACTAACCCTAATAATTCCCGTACGGCTGTAGTTTTCCAAAAGCAAAGCGATATCCCTAATAATTTTCGTGGTTGGCCCGTAATTGATGGAGACAATAGCGATGTGCGCCATATAGAGCCAAAATCTGTAGTTGTGGCTTTATATGCCAAAGGGAAAGCAAAAAAAGACAATGGCGGGTTTGTTCAAATTAGGGGTGTTCATTATGCTTAAAACAATGAAAGCAAAGTATTTCGGAAAATGTAAGTTATCTGGCGCACTTATTAAGCCAGGTGATTATATTTTGTACGACACAAGTAATAAAACAGCACAACTACAACCCGATTCGGACACTATAACTTTCATCGGTGAGAACGGGCCTTCTACCTTCTACCGAAATAAACGTGGTCGATGCATTGATGCGCCGTGCTGTGGTTGCTGCACAATTTAGGGGTTTTATGATCTATGCGACGATAGCCTTAATTCTCCGAATACTTACTAAACGCTAACCTTCTAACCCGCCATTGTGCGGGTTTTCTTTTGTCTAAAATCAGCCATTAGAGCGATTATTTTCATTTCCCTAGTGCTACATTGTCCAAGCCAAAAAAACGCCTAGAACGGGGTTTTATCGCTTTTTGAGGGCATTTCCTCGCACAATTTACGAATCGTTTCGTTCAGTGCTGATAGTTCGTCAATTTTGTAGATATTCCACAATCGTTTTTGGCCATGTATTCCATTGATCGGCCCTCGATGACAATCGGCACACAATGGCATTGATGTGAACCATTGACCTTGATTGATCTCATGGCATTCGCTAGGGGCTGATGCGTCACAAATAATGCAAGGCATACCCTTAATTCTAGCGATATGTAATCTCTCGCTTGCGGTGGGTTTAGCCTTGTTTTTGCTTTGCATTATTGGGTTGCCTTAATTTCATGCCTAGCTGAATAGGCGTCGGTTCTGTACACCTCAATGCGTGTTTGTGCAGCCGTCATAAGCCAGCGATAACGCTCCTCTAATTCGACTGCTTCCCTTATGCCCTCAAGTATTTCGATGTAATCAGGGTGAGCATAGGCGTAGGTTTCTTGTTTTCCAAGAACCTCAGTCCCTGCCTGGCTCATGAGCTGAGCCTTGCGGCTTTTCCTGAATTCCTCTAAGTACATCCTAGTGGCCTTGGCCTTGCTGTAAAGGGGTGCAGTGTCAATCAGGAATTGCACCGCCTTGTGTGGGTTATCGCTCATGTTCTTTCCCTGATCGCATCCATATGAACATAGCCAGTTGAAGCATCTAAAATTTCGATTATTTCATTGCGTTCATGTTCTGCTACTAGCTTGGCAAACTCATACAAGGGAGCCATATTGTTTGCGGGGTTATCCCATCCGCATTTCTTAGCCATCTCGATGATTTCATCTTTGGTCATACATCCTCCAACTTATAGTTGAGTTTGTGATTCTGAAACCGCATGGATGCCTCAATGTCTAATTCTTTAAATTGCTCATCAGAGAATAGCCCAATGACGTTTCTGCCCTCAAACCAAACCTCTTTGATGGACTCGTTATAGGTTGTCTCTCCATCGTTTTCATACTCATAAACGACAGTAACAATCTCGCTACCTGCACCTGTTGTTGTGTCAAATTCCCATGTACTCATGTCATAACTCCTGTTAAAAATTAAACTTTACGCTTGTTTGATTGGTGTTTAAATAGGGACTTACCCTTAGTTCGCCTCTTTTACCAAAACCTCAACCTTGCCAATTTCCCCGTAAACCTTAGTAATGTGCAAACTTGTCACCTGCGAATCATTCAACATTACCACCCCTGCCATGCCATCGATGATTGCTTTTGCGGTGTTATCGCAATCGGGCTTCTTTAGGTGTTTTTCCTCTCCAGATAAACAAGCTAATCTGCGCTTTTTACTGTATGACACTGGAATAGCATGGGTGATGTAGATATAAGCCTCTACAGCTCCTTCCAATGGCTTAGATGCACCCATTGCAGCAGCCGCCATGTAATGCACTTCATCTTCATACGTTTTTGTCTTAGCAGGGGTGTAGGTTTGGACAAAGTTTCCTCGTCTGGCAAACTTAGGTCTTCCCTTAGCTACGGGTTCACCATAAATCGTAAAAAATACTTGGAAGCTCATAGTAGTGTCCCGTCTTTAATTCTGTTCATATATTCTCGGATTCGATCTCTAGCACCAGTGCCATAGATTCTCTCGGCTCGTTCTAATCTGCCACGCACAAAGTCTCTATCTTTGTTTGTTTCCCAAGTGCGGTAGAGTTCCCTTGCTTCTGCTTGCTCTAGGATTACTCTATCGCTTGGGTTTTCTTTATTGCGCCTACTCCAGATCACCAGTTAACTCCAGTGCTTTGTTTATCAGGTGTATCGGAAATGGTACGCCTTCACGTACCTTGTCCAGTAGTCTCATGGCTTCAAAGTAGTTCATAGTTCTTTACGTTTTGGATATGGTTTTACAAGATGCTCAATAGCTTTTAAATGTTTTTTCTGTGTGTTTTGTGTACCAATAAAAGCAAAATATCTACCCTTGCTGTGCTGCTTAATTTTTTGCACAGTAGGAAAATGCTTTTTAATGTTTTCTATCTGTGTGTTACCGCACACTGCCCTAATACTTCTTGAAGTCCAGATTTTCCCATTTATCAACCATCCATCTCGATCTAGTTTTCGGCTTTTAACATTGGGATTGCCATCACGCATAGAGCCAACATAATGAAAGCCACAAGCCTGATAAATTGTCCCAATCTCTCCAGCAGCTTCGTCAACAGTAGAAGTAACCACTTCATACTTTTTCGGCAGCATCTTCATGCTTTGGCGAATAAGTTTACTTGCGCTATGTGGGTGCGCCCAATGGACACAAGCACCCCTGCTTAACAGAATCATCTTTCCTTCATAGCCATACTTACTCCAATCTGCACCAGCCAAACCTTTTTCTCTCGTTATCTTTCCAAGGTTTTCAGAATATTCAGGGCCATAACAAACTACTCCAGCACAAAAACCCTCAAAAAAGATTCCATAGCAATGCCAAACAACTGCTGGCATACATCCAAGCCATTCGTAGTCTTTGATTATCTTTTCAGCCATTTGATAACTTACTTCACGCACCTCTGCTTTTTTGATGTCGGTATCAATCTTTGACCACCAGTTTCCAAGCAAGTCAGAGTCTAAATTTTCTGTTCTACGCTTTTCCCGTATTTGCTTTTGCCAAGCCGTAGAAGTGTCAAGCAACAGGTTCATGCTTTTCTCCTCAACTCAGCCATCTTAGCCAACACTTCTAACGGAATAGGTGCGGCTTTTTTCGCATCTTCTGCAATCTTCAGCAAAGCAGGGTCAGGCTCATTTGATGACGCAACAGTGAGTCTTACTTTGTCGGCAGGGTTTGGTTTAACAATCCATTCTGCTTTTAACCCTTGGCTGCCACGACTGCACCACTCAGCCAAAAACTTCTCCAAAGGCCAACCAAGTATCTTTGCTTCAGCAATAGCACCATTCAAAACAGTTTGGGTAATCGGTGCTTTCTTGCTTTTACGTAAGGCTACCCAATCATTCCAAATTTGTTGAGAAACATCTGGTGGACAAGCAACGACAGTTGCGCTCTCTCTCTTTGGTTTATGGTTAGTGGTTATTGGTTTATGGTTAGGGTTATTTTGGCTTTCATCTGGCAACCCAGAAATAACCGACTGGGTTTTCTTTGGCCTACCGCCTAGCTTCCCATTGTTCTTGTTTTTCTCAACTTGCTCTTGATAGTCTTTAATTTCAACTTCAATGCGTTTGTGTGTATA